GTTTTAGATTTTGTGAAACATTTGCTGAAAGTAAATCAGATATCGTAATAGTATCGTCATATTGACGATATTTCGTATTCGCAGTCCATGTTACTTTGGGGATGACCAGTTCAACATCATTGCCAGTAATTCGTTTGGCAGCCATCATATTATCCCACACATCCTTCTCATCAACAATGGTATCAACTATAGAATTGGGAGACAATTCATTCGCATACGCCAAATGATTGCCTACAAAAACATAACCAATAGTAGGTGCTGCTTCAGTAAAGCTCTCTTTGAACTGCTCGGCAGCATTAAATGCTAATTTTTTAGTTGTTACTGTTGTAGGCATAATCTCTATTTATCAAGAACTTGTGGTTGAAATGAAAATTGTTTGGTAATTTGCGTATTGAGTAAATGGACTCGATACCGTCAAGACTGTATTACTTTGAATAGAGTTGATGGTTCTAATCTGATTATTAACCGAAATATACGAACCAATGGTCAGAATACCTCTAGTATTTGCTATGTTGAAACGAGTATTTATTCCAGTTACATAGATAGATGAATTGACATTCACCCTACCTGAAATGGTCAGGAAACTAGCATTTGCGGTATCAATAGTGTTTCCAACAATCTCACTAGTCCTATTGTAATTTGCATAGTTGATGAATCCAACTGGATGTAACAACTCCTTTAATATCTTTTTATACTTGGTAAATTCAACAGTCGAAGAAGTTACATAGGAATAATCAATGTAATAATTTGAACCCGCCAATCTACGGTCAGCAGCAGACAGAATGGATTCGGTACTTGTCCATCTCCCTTCGGTTGCCAGATATGATCTTTCAATCTCAGCATTAGCAGTGGCAGTTCCACTACCCTTACCTGATAAGTCTACAATTGGCAAGTATTCATATCCCGAACCAGGATTAATAATCCTAACACTTAAAATTGATCCTGGTTGAGCAACCGAATTAGCAGCAGATAATTGCTCACCATCAGATGCCAAACAGAATATTTCAATATTAGCAGAAGTGCCAATATTTGAAGAAACAGTTACTGCGGGAAAACTGTTAGCCACATAATTTATACCACCCAAAGGCAGTTTATCATACAGTCCAATATTTCTATTTGTCGCAGTGGTTAAAAAAACAGCATTGACACGCATCGAAGTGTCGGAATAAATTGTGTCAACAAAACGAGATTCGTTATTAATAACAACCCTATCATTGACTTTTAACTCACTGCCGAAAAATGTTCCTGTTCCTGTGACGTAGGCATTGGTAGAAACAATATTCGCAGTTCCAGCAATTCTTGGGGGTTGAACTTCAATACGAGTGATGGCACCTATAGCACTTGTGCGAGAAACTACGGCAGCAGCTCCTGCTCCAAAAGACATTCGAGGATTAGGTCCAAATACTATTTCATCACCTGGAACATATCCCGAACCACCAGAATTTATTTTGAATCGACCAATCGAACCAAATCCTCTTGCCGTATGAGTAACCGTATTATTTGCTACTTGATAAGCAGCACCGACAGCATCAAGCACTGGTGTTACAGTTGTTGGAGTGGTTGACAAAAGAATCTTTACATTTGAAATCGGACCAACGGTTAGGTTCTGGAATGTCAGAGCATCAGATATTCGTGTTGTAGAATTCGAGTTAGCAACTTTCTGTCCAGTGAAACCATAATTGGTGGCTAAGATGCTCAATCCAGGAAAATCAGAAATTGTATCAGTAGATACGGAATAAACATTTCCTGCGTTAGCACCAGATACATCAATACCATCAACCACAAGACTTAGAAAAGCAGAAGCATTTCCAGAAACATTGATACCTGACGCATCAGTAAATACCGCACCACCACTATTGATATTGATGTTATCGATATAACCTTCAAAGACATCATCGATAATAGCAGTAGCATCAAGAGTTGAACCTCCACCACTAACCACCACAACATCACCAACATTGTAACTGTTGCCACCCTCTATTATATTGATTCTTCTAATAATAGAAAATGTAGTGGCTTGAACAGAAATCAAAACACCATTCGAATCTATAATGTCCGTATTTACAACTTCACCATTTTGAAAGTTACCGAACAAAGTTTTTGTGCTGATGACTAATTCGATTGGAAGACCCAAGTTCAATTGGTCAGTAATAATTCTTCGTGACGATCTTTCCACAATAGCAGTAGCACCCGAAGATGCTCCTGTTATTTTTCTATTGTTTAATAGGTCGATATTGAATGCTTGATAAACAATCTTGACAACTGACCCACTTGCGGGTGGAGTGTCAAATATAATCTTACGATACTCTCTGCGTAGTGAAAAACCCGATGATTGAACTACATCATTGACATAAACGGTAATGTCATTAAGAGTTGAGAATTGTGCCAGTATAAATGTTTTGACTGTTCCGTTACATGTATAAACAGTTGCTATATCTTGATTAACACGAAGTTTGTTATCTACTACCCAATTACCAGCAGAAGCACGAAGAACATTATTCTTTGGATAAATGATATCCAACTCTTCATCGAATAACATTCTGAATAAAAACTTAAAAGATTTTTCCGAACCTTTAGAGAGATACAATGGTAAGACATTTTTTATCAATGTCGCTTTATCCACTGATACATCACGTGGCAATAGATTGGCATAGGTGTTAAAAAAGTTATCCTCAAACTGATTAATTGATGCATCAACATCAAAATTAGTTCTTAAATCTTTTGCTTTACTAGTCAAATCATTATTATTTGTTCCTTGTTTATTTTCAAGAAACTCATAGTATGCTTCAACAAATGCAATAAACGTAGGATACTCTTCCCTAATATACTCAGGAATTTGTCGATTTATAAGAACCGAAGTTTTTAGATCGCTCATTATTGTTCAACAATTAATACAGTTGAAATAGCAGTTGGGTCAGTATCATCAATTGTTACAATAGTATTTCTATTGGTTTTAATTACCGTATTCTCGGATTCTATAGTAAAACGAATAAATCCATCAGTTGAAACTACGGATAGAATTCTAATATCATTAATTTTTAATGTTCCGAGATTATAATCAATAGTACCCGCATTTGAATTAACAATTTGTCTTTCGGAGAATTGATTATAATAAACTGTTCGTAAAGTTCCTGTTCTTGAGTCAATCACTGGAATAGCAGATGCACCATATCCTCCACCACCAGAAATAGTGATAATAGCACGTGTGTAATCAATACCACGATTGGTTATCTCTATTTTAGAAATTTTTCCATTGACTAATACAGCATACGCTTCTGCTCCAATACCGTCACCTGTAATAGTTATAGTTGGAGGGGAAGTATAATCAATACCTGGATTTAAAACTTCAACATAGGATATCCCCGAAAACGATTGAGGAACTTCTTCAAATTGAACTTGTCTTTCAACACCATTTTCCAAAGTCGTGAAAAAAGTAGAAGTTAATTTATTACCAATAGTTCCCCTAAAAAGTGGAACATTGAAATTAACTGTGTATGGTTTCTCGGAGATCAAAGAAGGAAGTAATCTTTTTTGAACACGAACAGTTGATTGTGAACCAAAAAACGAATTTAATTCCGTGTTATCAATAGTTTTTTGAAGTTTGGATAACACAAACTTGGAGGAAAATTTATTCAAATAAACATTGTTATAATTTATAATTGCAGTTCGTATATTCTCTTTAAGAAGTCCTTCAGTCAAAGTTGTTTTTCTTGGGTCATATCTAACCGTATTTTCCAAAAGTATATACAAGTATTCAGGATCACGAATAATTACATCAGTGGTAACAATTGCTTTGGGTTTTATAACCTCATCGATAATTCTTTGTTTTTCTGCTTCTGAAATATAATAATTTGCTTTTGGTTTTAAAGAAATAAACACTTTACCATAAACTGGTTTTTCTTCATCCTCCCCACCCCAAACAGAAATGGAATCTAAAGAAGTATAGTTTTGTAAAATATATGTTTCATAATCTTTAAATGTTACCAATCTATTCTGTGTAGCAAATTGTGATGCGGTAGAAAACTTAATTGAGTCTAAATCTTCTCGAAAAGAACCACCAGAAGCAGTTGATACTAAAGATGTAATTATGTTGGAATAACCACCTATAAATGCTGAACTTATAAATGAATTTGCTTTATTTGCGGCTGTGCCAGAAGTAATCAAATAATTAACAGTTATAACTGAACCATCCAGTAATGCTTCTCCTATTACGCCGTCACCAAAACTAATTTGGTATTTTCCATCAAGTCCTTCATTTAAAAAATAAACTAGTGACGATGCCGTTACATCAAGGATGTCTGTTACTTTACTATAAGTAAAACTCGTTGTATTTGCTACATTAGGATTAACAGTAACTTTAAGTGTTCTGGTATCAACATTTTGGTTTGGTATCACAAACACAGATTTTGGATTTGATGCTGAATCATAAACTTGACTGAACGTTGCATACTGACCTTCATAGATATCAATATTTTCAAAAACATATTGTGTTCCTGTTTTGGAAACAGTTACGTCTTCAATAGTTACGAAATTATATGAACGATTATCAATTGCCTCAGAATAAAAGGCAAAACCACGTGGGATAGTTGCAGTCCCATCAACGGATGTCGCAGTTTCAACAGATACGTTTATTGTTGCTTTTGGAGCAGTAATTGAATAGGGAACATAATTGAGTGTCTTGGCGTGTGACACTACAGCAGCACGAGTGATTGCCGTATCCAAAAAGGATTCATTCGCAACCATGTTTAAATAGTATGCGTTATAGTGTGTATTATATGCCAGAATGTCTAGTAAAACATTTAGACCAGCACCCTCGAAGTCATAGTCTGTAAACTCTGATTGTTGTTTTAAATAATTTTTTAAGTTAGTTTTGATTGTATCAAAATCAAGGTCTGTAATTTGTAAACGAGCAGCCATTTATCGATTCCGTTCAAGGAAAAAAGTGATTGTAATTGGTAGTGATTGATTAATAACTTTAAAATATACTTCCACTGAAAAAGCATTTTTATCATAGTCGGGTTTGACAATGACTTGAATATCTTCTTCGGAATTAGAAATAGCTCTCGGTTCATAATTTTTTATGACTTGATATATTTCTCTCTGTAGAGCGATTGCCGTTATAGGATCAAGATGTTCAAACAATAGTTTACGAACATTCGAACCTATTTCTGGTTGGAATGGTTTTTCGTAGTGATTGGTGAGCACTAGATTTTTTATCGAATTAATAACTGCCTTGACACCGACATGTTTATTGATATCCTTTTTGACAGGATGAATATTAAAATTCAAATCCAAGTCTTTAAAATCTCTAACAATATCTGTGGTAACTGTAGCCATATCTTATTTATGAGTTAAGCCGAGAGACAAGTTTGTCCGAGCCA